GCCGGACTGCAAGCACTTTAGTAAGGCGAAGGGCGGCAAGCCTGTCGAGAAAGCCATCCGGGGGCTTGCGTGGGTGGCAATCCGATGGGCGAAATTGGTGCGGCCGCGCGTCATCATCCTGGAAAACGTCGAGGAGTTTACGACATGGGGCCCGCTTGTTGATAATCGCCCTGACCCATCGCGCAAGGGGCAGACGTTTCGACGGTTTATCCATGCGCTCAAGCGATACGGGTATCAGGTGGACTGGCGGGAGCTTAGAGCGTGTGACTACGGTGCGCCGACGATACGCAAGCGGTTTTTCCTCGTTGCCCGATGTGATGGACGGGCAATAAGATGGCCGGAGCCGACGCATGGTGATCCGTCGACGCTTTTTGTGACGGGCGGGGCATTGCGTCCATGGCGGCCGGCGGCGGAAAT